GCGTATCCGTGACACCCTTGAACGACCCACCGCACTAGAGCCTGACCCTGAACTGGTGAAGAAAGGGCTGGCGGTCAACGCTAAAGGCTGCTTGAGTATTGACTATGGGCGGTTTAAACCTGCTTCACAAACAGCTTTGTGGCGAGCCGACGAGTTTATTGTTGAACAAGAAATAACAGGTAACACCGACAACAAGGAACCGACTGTTCGAGCGTATGGTATTGATGCAGAGTTTATTGGTCACCGTGCCGATTTGTGTCTTTTTGATGACGTTGCTTCCCCTGAGAACGCCCGTGAATCTACTGCCCGTGACAAACTGTTGGAACGATGGGATTCGATGGCTGAAGCGCGTGTAGACCCAGGTGGTTTACTAGCTGTTATTGGACAGAAGTTGGGACCAGGAGACTTGTACGCTCATTGCCTATCTAAAGTTTCTTACGATGATGACGATTACGAGTATGACGGGTCAAATATTGAGAACCCTGAAGATGTTGGTGATGAACCACAGAAATCATCTAAATATCATCACATCATCTATAAGGCTTACTATCCGGAACTGGATACCGGCAAGGAATCTAGGTCTACCAAGGCTTTGCCGTACCCTGACGGCCCACTATTGGACCCTGTGCGGTTGTCTTGGAAAGATTTATCGTACATCCGATACTCTAACCCGACCACTTTCAAGGTTGTTTACCAGCAAGAGGACGCTGGGGATGAGGCATACCTTGTTTCACGTACCATGCTAACGGGCGGTATGGGTGTTGACGGGGTGTTGTATCAGGGTTGTATAGATAATGACCGTATGCCAGGGCATATCCCCTATGGTTTGGCTCCACCAATAGTTTCTATCGTAGCGGTAGACCCTTCCCCGACACAGTTTTGGGCTTTGACATGGATTTTGTATCAGCCTGAAACAAACCTTTACCATGTGGTTGATGTTGAGCGGGTGAAACTGACTGCTGAGGACCTACTTGGGTACAACACTATGACAGGTGAGTATTCGGGGATGATGGAGGAGTGGCAGAACCGCTCGATGGCTTTGGGTTACCCTATATCGCATTGGGTTGTGGAGATTAACGCTGCTCAAAGGTTCTTGTTGGCGCACGATTTTGTTCGCAAATGGCAGTCACGTCAGATGGTGAATATTGTTCCGCACACGACTAGCCGAAACAAGCTTGATGAGAACCTGGGTGTGGAGGCTTTGTTGCCGGCAATTATCCGTACGGGTGCTTTGCGGTTTCCGTCGATGCGTGGCAACTGGAAAACGATGGCTGCTGTGGATGAGTTGTGTAAGTGGACTCGTGACAAGAAGAACGGTACAGACATTGTGATGAGCCTGTGGATGGCGGTGTTGAATTTGCCGAACCTAACGAAAGCGAAGGCTCCTCCCCGCCAGTGGCGACCTTCTTGGATGTTGGACAGATAGTTATGTTATTGTTATGTCACCTAATCTTTCAGGAGTATCATGGCTGCCGCTAAAAAGAAATCGTCTACGTCGCAATGGGATAACCAAGGTAACGGGTATTTTGTTGGTTCTAAAAAACCATCACCCAAACCCACTACTGGTGCTTCACAACCACGAAAAGTGAGTGTAGGTAGCGACCTAGATTACGTGATGGCAAAAAAGTATCCTGGTTCTAAACGTGCCGACATGAAACTAGGCAAAAAAGCGTTCATTGCTTCTTTCCAAGATGTTGTTAGTGAAGGCGAAATCAAAATGCCTAACGGCAAGTATGTCTCTGGAACCTCCGCAAATGCTCAAGCAGCTGCCCGTCGAATCGCTACTCTCCGCTGGGAAGGTTCAAAAGATTATTACGCTTCGGCTAAAATTCCTACAAACAAGCGTGGACCTCAAATGAAAAAAGGGAAATAATAGTTATGGCTTCAGCAAAAAAAGTTATTGTTAAAAAGAAAACCGAGACAGCTATTTCTTCTGCTGATATTGCTAAAGAGTTAGCGAAAACAAAAGCTTACCGTTCGGCAGACCCTTTTTACCGTGACAAGTTCGGTGGTACAGGCGAAATGCGTGTTAGTAGAAAAGAATTTGTTGACAACATGGTTGGTGAAAACTTTTCTTCAGAAATCAAAGTTAAAGGAAAGTTGATTTCTCCACAAGAAGGTCGTTTCAAGGCAGCTGCCAAACTTGTTGCTGGACAAAAATGGGACAGCATGAACAACTATTACAAAGCTACTGGCACTAAACCTAATCGCATGACCGATGCACAAAATTTGCAGGCTAAAGCAGAACGCAAAATGCGTTCCGATGGCGCAAAACCATCAAACCGCAACGCTCGACCAGCACCAAAAAAGTAATAAATGATTACACCAGAACAGATAGTTGAACTATACAAAGAGCGTCTAGACGCACAAGGACCCGTTCTCCAACAAATGCGTGACGTACGTAGGTTGGCTAACGGCGACATTGTTGTGCCGTTAAACGAACTAGATAAGAACACTAAATCTTCTGTAGCGAACCTTCTCGTGCAAGGTTTAGACCAAATGAGTATGCGCATAGCATCAACTATGCCAACACCGTATTTTCCTGCGTTGCGTGAAGGCAACGACAGGTCTATGAAACTTTCTCGTGACCGCAACCGTGCCATGACAGCTATTTGGGATGCGAACCGCATGAACCAAAAGATGCGTCGACGAGCCAGGCATCTTCTCGCCTACTCATCTAGCCCCGTTTTCATTAAACCCAACTTTGATAAACGTCTACCCGAATGGCATTTGCGCAACCCGTTAGACACTTTCGCTGCACCATCCGCAGACCCCGACAACCCTGTACCCGATAACTGCATTTTCACGTACAACCGCACGTACCGCTGGTTAACACAAAACTATGGTTACGCTATCGACGGTATCTTGAATGTTGGTAACCCGTCTTGGGATGACATGTTTACTATCCTCGAATATGTTTGCGACAACGAGATTGTTACTTGTGTTCTTGGGACAGAGAAAGCCCGTGATACGCAAACCGGTCAGAGTTATAGTGGTGCGCGTGTAGTAGAACTAACCCGCATGGTGAACCGTACAGGTATGCCATTAGTGGTTATGCCTTCCCGTGTCACGCTAGACAAACCCCGTGGACAGTTCGATGGTCTATTGGGCATGTATTACACCCGCGCACGTTTGCAAGCTCTCACCGAAATCGCTATTGAGCGAGGCATTTTCCCTGACGAATATTTGGTGTCACGCCCAGGTGAGAACCCTGAAATATTGCAGGTTGCCGACGGCAAAACAGGACAGTTAGGTGTCGTTAAAGGTGGCGACATTCAACAGTTGCAAACAAACCCTGGCTACAAAACCGATGTTGCGTTAGACCGCATCGAGCGTCAAGAACGTTTAGAGGGTGCTATCCCTGCCGAGTTTGGTGGGGAGTCGGGAACAAACATTCGAACAGGTCGCCGTGGCGAATCCGTATTGTCTGCCACAGTTGACTTCCGTGTACAAGAAGCACAAGACACATTCGCTTCATGTCTCGTCGAGGAAGATAAAATTGCGATAGCGATAGAAAAAACGTATTACGGCAACAGCCCTAAATCTTTCTATATCCCTGGACGCAAAGGTGGGATAGTTGACTACACCCCAAACAAGTTGTGGGAAACAGATTTCCATTATGTTGCCTATTCTGCTTCTGGTAGCGACGTTAACAGTCTTATCGTTGGTTTAGGTCAACGTTTGGGTACAGGGTTGATGTCTAAAGAAACTGCCCGTGAATCTGACCCGCTGATTGTTGACCCTGAGTTGGAGAAGGACCGTATTGTTGCGGAAGGTATTGAGGCTGCGTTGTTGCAATCCATCCAGTCGCAAGCTGCTGACCCTAACGGCCCTTACCAACCTGATGACTTGGCGTATATTGCTATGCAAGTGCAGTCGAACAAGATGGGTTTGGCTGAGGCTATTCAGGCTGCACAGAAACGTGCGCAGGCTCGACAGGCTGCTGAAGCACCACAGGGTTCTCCTGAAACTATGCCTGGTTTAGCAATGCCTGGTATGGGCGCTGAACAACCTGCCGCACCTTCAGGCCCACCTAACCCACAGGCTTTGTTGCAAGCGTTGAAAGCTGGCGGTGGTGCGGGTGCTGCTGCTCCTCCTGGTACTGCTAGTTCCGTTTTAAGTCTTGCATCAAGGTTGAACTAAATGGCTAAACAGTATTCGAACAGAACAGATTTGCAGAACCCCGCAAAAAAGATGGCTGTGACTGCTGCTAAAGGTCAGACGTATGGTGAGGCTGGTAAGCAGATGGCTGCGCAACGTGCCGTACCGATGGCTGCCCCTGCCCCTGCTCCTCGTCCACGTAATGCTGTTGCACCAGGTTCTATGGGTGCTTTCAACCGTGACACTGATGCTCCTGATGAGCCTGTTACTGCTGGTGCGAATGTTGGTCCTGGACCTAACGCTTTCCAAGCAGGTATTACTGCACCACCAATGTTAGGCAACTCTGTTTTGCAAGAACTTATTGTTTTAAACCAGTTGTTCCCTAGCGATGATTTGAAAAATCTTATATCTAACTTGACAGACAAAGGTTGACATGTCAGGAAAACTTAGTTTTGAAGAAGAACAAGCAATGCTCGAAGGCATGCGCCGCGAGGGTGAAAATCTTAACAAAATTTTTTTAAACGCAAGAAAAGAAACTGCTGATAGGGCATCGCAGATATACCGCCAATACCCGATGTTGCAACCTGGCGTGGTTTTAGCTTTAGCAAAAAACAATACTTCTGCTGCTCTTGTTAAACAAGTTGCTGAAGAAACAGCTAAAGCAGCAAACGCTGACCCTGACGGCATGAACGGCAAACCAAAAGGGAACTGGCTCACAAGTTTTGCTAAAACTGTTGGTGGTGCTGTCACTCCAGATTTTGCTGCTCCAGTTTTAAAGACTGGTAAAAAAGTTGTTGGAACAGTTTATGACGTTAATAAAACCGTTGCCGGTTCAGTTTTGCCTGACGCTTTTTCGACTGCTACAAAAGCAGTTTTGCGACCTACTTTTGCTGCTCTTGATACGGCAGGAGAGTTAACACAAAACGTAGTTGCAAGCGCAAAAAACACTATACCTGCTTTTAAAAATCTTGCTACAGACGTATCTAATCTGCCGGAAAACGTTTTAAGAACACAATACGGGGAACAGTACGGTACTGGTGAAATAAAACTAACATCAAGCGACTGGAGTGGTTTAGTTGACAAAGGTGGATTTTTTGGTTCAACAACTTTAGGAACGTTAATAGATAATTGGGAAAACCAAGGTTCTGGTTATTTTGTTTCAGACAAAATCAGAAAAGAACAAGCGATGCGAGCCGGATTGTACCGCGGCTTTACTGACGGTGGCCATGCTTGGACTATAGGCCGCGGTTTAGCCGGTGCAATCCTTAAAGAAGATAGCCTTGCATACAACTTTATGTCTGGTGTTGTAGATGGTTATGTTGCCATCAAAGTCCCTGTTGCACCTGGAGCAAAGTATGCAGGAAACCTTTTTAGCGAATTAGCTTCAGCAGAAGATGCAAGCAAAATTATTAAAACTTTAGGTGGCACAGCAGATGCTTTGCAGGGCCGCGGTGTTGTAATCCCGTTATCAAAAATGACTGGCGACGAACTAAAAGAAGCTCATCGTTTAGCAGGTATTGTCGGCTCGACAGTCGACCCTGCTGAAGCCAACAAATTTCTTGGTTCGCGTGGAGGCAGACGGCTTGTTGAACGTTTAGTTAGTGCAAACACTGCTGACGATGTACGCGCACTTGTAGGAAAAAATGTTTATGCCGATACTGTTAAACGTTTACGTGACGCTAAAACAGAATTGGATGTCCAAGCAGTTTTGGCTGATGTTTTGGGTATCCCACAAAAAGGTTTGGCTCGTACTGTTGGTGTTGACGGGATACACAAATTTGTTATTAGCAATGCTCGTCGAACAAAAATTATTGAAGGACTAGAAAGTATCCCTGGTGGGAAAAAGGTTGTTCGAGGTTTCTCTAAACAAGCCCGCAACATTGGTGACATTTCTTCTGAAGCCCCACAAGACGTGCGCGATACGATGAACGCTATAGACAACTGGTCACGCGCAGCTTTGATACCAGAAAATGAATGGCAATTAACAAGGGTTGCCGCAGATGGTACTGAAGAAGTTGTAACGATGCCTGGTCGTCGACAAATTTTGGACGAAGCATTAGATGCTATGTCAGGTGATTCTGCTACACCTACTGCCCGTAAAGCTTTTAAAGAAAAATGGGAACGTACAGTACAAGATGTGATGGTTCACCTAAATGGTGTCGACGAAAATATTGTTAAAGCAGTTTTCAACAAGTTTTATGAAAAAATGTATTTAAGGTCACAATGGGCTTTAGGTATGGACGGTGTTCCTGAAGATGGTGGATTTTTCCATAAAGTACAAGTTGGTAATGACGAAATTACTGATGGTGCTTTTGGTGGCCCTATGTTGCAATCAGAGTTGGCTAGCGTAATTATTGATATGCCGGATGTTAACCAAGTTAAAGCTTTAACTGGAAAACTGAATAAAATAACCCGATACAAAGCGGGCGGGGCTGTTAAAGAATTAAAAGAAATTGGCTTGATGGATGAAGATATTTTCCAAAAATTAGCTTCAGCGGGTAAACTCCGTATGCCGTTTTCTGCTGCTATGTGGATGCAAGATAAACTTTTTAGAAGGGTGATTCTTGCTACTGGTGGGTACGCTGTGCGCAACCTTGCCGAAGCACAAATGCGTATAGCTTTATCTCACCGCGATGTTGTCGGTTCTTTCCGCCATCCTTTAGATTGGATTGCTTGGTCCACCCATAAAAAAGGTGGATATGACGTTGTTGGCGATGTTTTTACTTTCAAAACACTTAGCGAGAATATGAGGGTTTATCGTGATGCTTTAGAGGCAAACCTTTACCGTCAATTTGGTGACCCTTCTATTGTTATGCGTCGAGGCAAACGTTCAGGTTATTTTGACACAGTTACACGTGGACCAAATGCAAATATTGAAGATGTAGTTTTTGCTCATGGCGACCAAATGGGCATATTGAACGCTGACCCTATAGCTCGCATGCATGCTGCTAATGCAACAGAAGGTGAAATACTTGACTTTATTAAAAATGACCCTGTAGGTCAAAAGTGGTTTCTTGACCAACAGGATTACCACATTAACGGCAGAGCTGTTTTTGATAAAACAAAAAAGGCTTACACTGGAGCAGTACAAAAAGTTGACCTCAACGATGAAGATAACTTGCGTTATCTCATCAACGAATTTAAACTTCGCGTAGAAGCGCAAACGGGTGGTGACAGCAGACTTCTTGACGTTATTGCTAATGGGCATTTGCCTAAAGAAACTCTTGCTAATGCCAAAAATATTGGCTTGTCAAGCAAAGATGTTGGCCAAGTTGTTTCTATTCCGATTTCAGGTAAAAGTAAAAAGTTGCGTCAAGCAAGAGTTGTTTCTTTTGATGATGTTACAGGTGAAGCAGTTATCATACCTTTTGCTTTTTCAAATAGCGAAAACTCCGTAGGTTTACGAAAACTTTTGAGTGATGAATCTATTTTATATAACGAGAAACTTGCCCCAATACTTCCTTTAGAGGTGCGTTTATCGCCTGGGGCAGTTGCTAAATGGGACGCTTCATTCGATGACGTTACGGACAGACTTTTTGGGTTTTTGTATGGCAAACGTTCAAGGGTTCTTGACCGTTCACCGTTGTTCCGACAGTTCTATTACGAGACTGCTATCGACCAGCTTTTGCCAGGTTTGTCGTTAGACGACGTTAAGTTGTTGCGCGACAACATCATAAAAAATGCAAAAAACTCTGGTACTACACCAGCAAAATTCTTAGGGAACCCTGAGCGTTGGGATAAAATAAGTAATGCTGCTAATGGGCAAACAAAACTTAGTGGCACAATTACTTTAGACGAACTTGATGCTTATGCTAAAGGCAACGCCTTGGATGAGTTGAAAACAATTTTGTATGACGCGAGCAACACAAGCAACTATTTGCAAGCGGCACGTGTAGTTAGTCCGTTCGCTGCGGCATACGCAGAGTTTTTTAAAAGTCTCGGCAGAATGTACACTGTCCCTACGGCTAGTGGCATGGTATTGCCAAACGTTACTTCGTTGCGCAAAACACAACTTATTGTTGAAGGTGGACGTGAAGCTGACCCAGATAAAGACGGTAGAGGGTTCTTTTTTAAAGACCCGAACACTCAAGAATGGTCATTCAGCTATCCAGGTAGCGCACAAATAGCAAAAATATGGACAGGGTTAAACACCCCGTTAACTGCTCCTGTTTCTGGTGCTTTGCAAGGTTTCGATTTGAGTTCAGGTTCAACTATGGGCCTCAAATTTAGTCCTGGTCTTGGACCGTACTTTACCGCTATCGCCTCGCAATTTTTGCCTGATGACCCAAAATACAATGAGTTTAGGGATTTCATAATGCCTTTTGGCGAAATGAAATTAGGTGAACTACCTAAAGCACTCGCTATGCCTTCTTGGGCGCAAAAAGCTTGGTCTGCATGGCAAGACGACCCAGACAGCATAGGTGCTTTGGGTAACGCCGTTTTTGAAACATCGCTAGTTTTAGCTGCGACAGGGAAATATAATTTAGATGACCCAGACCCAACTATTGCTGCTCAAGAAAAAATGCGTTTGCAAGAAGATTCTAAATCTAAAGGCAAAATTTTAACTTTTATGCGTTCTGCCGGACAATGGCTTGGTCCTTCACGACCTAAAAGCACAGACTTCATAGTCAAACTTGAAGGCTCGGACGTTTTTATTGGTCAAGCTATTGCCGACCTGCGCAGATTCCAGTTGGAAGATTACGATACTTCTGCACAAAAATTCTTTGATGCTTACGACGAAACATTCTGGCCTTATCTTGCTAGAAAAACTAAGTTGAATTTTGAGGGTATGGAAGCAACTAAAGAATTTGACGAATGGGAATATAAAAATAAAACATTCTTAAAAACCTGGCCTGAAGTAGCTGGCTATTTTGCTACTGCTGGCACTACTTGGGAATGGCAAGTTTACAACCGGCAGATAGAAGAAGGTTCCCGCGAAAAGAACCCTAATGTTTTGGCTTTAGATGAAGCACAATGGTCTGCCGGTTATGCCCAATACAAAATTTCTAAAGAAGCAGCAGGTTCCGACCCGAACCCTGCCCAAGAAAAGCTTTTAAAAGAAGCAAAAGAAAATTTGGGGAAACAGTACCCTGGGTTCAAATTCCCTGCTTTCGATGTTAATAAATATAAACGACAAATAGAACAGTTAAGCACGGCTGCTTATTCAAAAACTATGGACGATAATCCTGTTGCCCAGGGTTTGCGTGAATATCTTGCTTTGCGTCAAACTGCTTTAGATTCTATTGCTGGGACTAAAGTTGGTATTGGCGCTAAAAAGAATCGTCCAGTTTTGCTTGAATTGGAAGATGCCGCCGCCGGTATAATAGAAAAGTACCCTGCGTTTAAACGTGTGTATGACCGTGTTTTGTCTAAAGAATTGGATTATTAAAAATGGCTGTTACCGTTACTATCCCGCTTGAGGACCCTAAAACTGGAAAGCCTTGGAAGAATGGCGATTCGTGGACCTCTGCCGGTAAAACTTTTACTTATGGTCCTAAAGGGTGGACTGAAAAAAAGAGTTCTTCTTCTAAAGGTTCATCTGATTCTAAAAGTGACGGTCAGCCTTTAACGCAGGAAGAACTTGAGCAACAAATAAGGGATGCTGCTGGTGCTGTTGCTTCTTCAAAAACTGGTTTGCCGGAAGGAGTGGGTAGGTCTGATGCTTACGATTTGACTACTCAACCTGCTTACATTCTCTCAACTTTGCCTCCCGCAACACGCGACCCTCTCCTTAAAGAACTGTATCTGCGTGGCACTTACGAGGGCCAAAAAATGGGTAATGGCCTAAGCGATGCTGACATTAACGCTTTTCAAAGGTATCTTCGGTATTCGAACTTTAAAGAAGTGCCTTGGGAAAAAGCTTTATCCCTTTTTAAAAGAGACTTTCCTGTAAACCCTTCTTTGCAAGCTGGTGGTGGCGGACGTAAATCCCCTAAGCAAGTTACTAATCCAGCCGATTTGAAAGCGGTGTTCAAAAAAGCTTCACAAGATTTGTTGGGCAGAGCCATCGATGACAATATTGCTGAACAGTTTGTGCAGTCTTTTCAGAACCAACAAGTGCAACAACAAACACAATTAGATACGCAGTCGGGTGGTGTTGTTGTGCAGGCTCCTGATGCTGGGGTTGCTGCTCAAAGTATGATTGAGAAAAAGTTTGGGCAAGAAGTGCGTGTACAGAAAGCTGTTGATTTTGGGAATATTATGGACCAAATGATTAAAGGATTAGCACGATGAGTGATACCGGACCTGCTTTAGACCCACGTGAACAAATGCTGGTTGACCAGGCAACAAAAGATAAAGCCGCTAAAGATGCTAAAATTGCTGCTGCTGCTGCTGCTGAAAAGAAACGTATTGCCGCTGAAGCTAAAAAAAGGCGTGAAACAAACAAGAAAAATAGGCAGAATGAAGCTGCCGCTAATGCTGGTTGGGAACAAACCTTTGTTACTAAATATCCGCAATATGGTTGGATGTTCACTGACCTTGACCGAACCAAATATGCTGATGTTTTCAACCTTTTCCAAACAGCTGTTAACCCAAAGACGGAGTACACCGAGGAACGATTTCAAGCAGCATTTGGTGGCACATCATGGTTTCGAGAATTGCAGTCATCCAACAAGGCTTTCGAAATCAAAACTGCTATAGGCACATTAGATTGGGATGCGCCAACTTACGGCAAATTGTTATCTAACGCGGTTAACTACGGTTGGAAAGACGAACAACTTAAACAAGAATCCTATAAACAGTTGTTTGCTAAAAAGGATGATGGCACGTACTTTAACCCTAATGCTGTAGAACAAGTCAAAGCTACTGCGCCGTACTTGTCGGCAATGAAAACAGCTAAATCATATTTTAGCGTTGCCTCACAGGACCGTATGGAAAAAGTGTTGTCCGGTGAGATAACTAACGAAGATTTTGTGGGCGGGTTACGCGCCGCAGCCAAACTCAAGTACGCCCATTTGGCTCCAGCTATCGATGCCGGTGAAACCCTGGAAGGTCTGACTGCGGATTATCGTACTGTCGCATCAAAACTGTTGGAACGCCCTGAAGCAGATATTGATATGTCTAACCCTGACTATGAGGTTGCTTTGTCGTATCAGGATGGGTCGTCTAAACGGATGATGACCACAGGTGAGTGGCAACGCATGATAAAAAGCGACAAAAAGTATGGTTGGGAAAAAACTAAACAGGCTGTTGATTTGGGTCGTGAAATTGGTTTGAACATTGTTAAAAGTTTCCAGAGAGGTTTCTAATGGCCGAGACATTGACTAGCACTATCAAAAGCGTTTTGGATAGTTTCAAACTTGGCGACACCGCGTTTATTGACGAGGTTGTTTCTGCGATAACTAATGAAAGGGTTGACCAAAATAGCAGTACCTTTTTGGATGACATCGGTGTTTTGTTGTCCGACTCGCCGTATCTTAAAACCAGGTTTAGTGCTAACGAGACACGCAAAAAGAACAATCTGCCACCGTTGCCTTTAACCCAAATCCTTGAACTAGAAAACAGCTATACGTCTGTGTTGCAGGGTGCTGGTATGCCAGCAGGGTTCTACGATGACCCTGCCACAGATTTCCAAGGGTTTATTGCCCGCAACACTTCCCCTGCCGAAATTAAACGTCGAGTAGATGAAGGCTATACGGCTGTTAAAAACGCTGACCCTGAAGTGACTAAACAGTTTAAAGAACTGTACGGGATAACCGAGGGTGAGTTGGCTGCATACTTTTTGGACCCGACCCGTCAAGAGGCTTCGATAACTAAAAGCATGGAGTCTGCGCGGATTGCTGCGGAAGGTCGTCTTGCTGCTGGTATCCAGTTGGGTGTCGGCCAGGCTGAAGAACTACAACAAGCAGGTGTGACTTCTGCCACAGCCCGTAAAGGTTTTGCTGATATTGCTGCGCAACAAGAAGTGTTCAACCCGCTACAAGGCGAAGAAGCCATCACCCAGGCTGAACAGATTGGTGGCACGTTCGGAACCAACACGGCAGCTGCACAACGTATCGCTAAACGTCGTCGTCAACGCTCCGCAGAATTTGAGACAGGCGGCGGTTTTGCTCGTACCAACCAGTTCGCTACAGAAGGTTTGCGTACTGTCGGCCAATAGTTTCTAGGTGCTTGCAAAAGTTTGCAGACACATATTATAGTTACTGACGTAAGCCGAGTGCTGAAACCTGTCGGGAACCCCCCAATACCGACAGCGTACATAAGGGGTGTAAAACAACAAGAAGCCACCATACTCCTCCGGTGTGGTGCGGTCTAAAGGAGAGTGCCATATGTCAGAGTTTGAAGAATCCTTCTACGATGATGACGACAACGACCAGCCAGTCGAACCACCACAGAACCCTGTGAGGGCGAGAATGAAACAACTGGAAAAGGAAGCCAAAGAACTACGCCGACAAGTGGCAGAGTTCTCACAAGCCTCACGGGAAATGAATTTTGTGAAAGCCGGTATACAAACCGATGACCCAAGATTCAAATACTTCCTTAAAGGCTACGACGGCGAACTAACTCCGGAAGCTATCAGGCGGGCCGCTGAAGAAGCACAGTTGATTACACCCCAAGTTAACGTTGTGGACCAAGACAAGCAGGCTTGGCAACAGTCTAACAAGATTGCTGCCGGTAGCGAATCAGCCCCACCTCCCCCATCTTGGGCTAAACGTATTCAGGATGCTCAGTCTGAAGAAGAAGTTTACGCAATCTTTGCAGAGGCACAAGCACAAGGAATAGAACTCTAAACCCCTCTCAAGCAAAGGAATTAAATCATGGCCGATTACTACGCCAACGAAATTAGTACCTCAAGTTTGCAAACCGACCAGGTTGCGTTTGAAAAACTTGCGTACTTCGCACTCCGCCCTGAAATGTACTTCGACCAGTTCGCAGATGTTCAGGCAACCAACGCTACCAACCCTGGTGCATCTATCAAGTTCACAGTTTTTGCTGACCTTGCTGCTGCTACCACACCTCTTGGTGAAGCTGAGGACGTAACACCTGTCTCGATGAGCGACAGCCAAGTTACTGTGACCCTTGAAGAATACGGTAACGCAACTGTTACCACGGCTAAGCTTCGTGCTTCTTCGTTCATGCCTGTTGACCCTGTAGCAGCTCAGGCTGTTGGTTACAACGCTGGTTTGAGCATTGACACGATTGCCCGCAACGTTCTTCAAGCTGGCGACAACGTGCTTTACGCTACCGGTGGTGCTGTTGACCCATCAAGCCGCACAACTATCAACGCTGACGACATTTTGACTATCTCAGATATTCGTCGTGCTGTAGCCCAACTCCGTGGAGCAAACGTTCCGACCATCAACGGTACTTACATCGGGTTCATTCACCCTGACGTACAGTTCGACTTGTTGTCGGCTACTGATGCTGCTGGTTGGCGTGATGCTTACAAGTACACCAATGCGACCCCGTTGATTAACGGTGAAATTGGTCAAATTGATGGTGTTCGTTTCATCGCTTCATCTCGCGCCCCGTTGTTCGCTAACGCATCAAACAACAGCGGTGCATCAGGAACGATTGACTCGTACGGCACACTCATCATGGGTCGTCAGGCTCTTGCTAAGGGTATTTCCCTTGGTGGCGAGTATGGCGCACAGCCAACCATCGTTTACGGTACGGTCACCGACCTCCTCAAGCGTTTCCGCCCTGTCGGCTGGAAGCACTTTGTTGGTTACAGCGTGTTCCGTCAAGAAGCACTTCGTCGTATCGAATCTGCTTCAAGCATTGGTACTAACTCCTAATAGGTTTTAGTCACTTTTAGCATCGGCCCCCTGCTTCGGTGGGGGGCTTTTGCTATTGTGGAGTTATGGCTGATTCTTTGAACTACCAGTCATGGAGCGGATGCGACAACCCTAATTTGGGTTACGGGTCTATGCTCGAAAGCTTTAAAGGGTCTGCCCCAAAAACGGTTGTGTTTAACGATAACGCTTCTGTGCATGTGCATATGAACGTTCCGTATGGTGTTAAAGGCTGGTTTGAAGGTCAGTATCGTGTCTTGTTTTCTATGTGGGAAACAGATGTTTTGCCTGAAGATTTCCGTAGATGGCTACCGCAGTACGACCAGGTTCTAGTCCCATGCCAACACAACCTTGAACTGTTCAGCGAGTTTCATAACAATGTTTCTTACTGCCCGTTGGGGGTGGACAACAAGTTTTGGAAACCTTTAGGTGGTGTACATGAAGGCCCGTACAGGTTTCATGGTGGGGGGTCATTATGGAAACGTAAAGGTTTAGATATCTTGGTTAGAGCTTTTAACGCTTTAGGGTTGCCTGATGCGGAACTGCATATCAAAGCTGCGCCCCACGCTAGAGATACCCCGTCTACAGGTTTGGGTAGGAACATCTTTTTGAATAGGGAATGGATGACACCTATCGAGCAACGTGAATGGTTTAACCAGGCTGACTGTTTTGTTGCTGTGTCCCGTGGCGAAGGGTTCGGGTTGATGCCTTTACAAGCTATCGCTAGTGGTATCCCAACTATCATTTCGGATAGTACAGGCCAAGCACAGTTCACCGATTTGGCTTTCGGTGTGGTTCCGTGCGGTAAATCTAAAGCCGAAACAACAGGGCAATGGGATGAACCTGACCAAAAAGTTCTTGAAGAACTAATGGTCGAAGCGTATGAGAACCGTGATGCTGCTAAAACTAAAGCTAAACAGGGTGTTGTTGGGAGTAAAGCTTTTTCGTGGGATTCTTCTGCCCGCAGGTTTGTTGGTTTGATTCCTACCGGAACGTTACTTTCGGACCCTAAACATGTGCCACCCAACATTTCTGTTGAGATACATACTGTCAGGAAAGTGAACGCCTATATAGGTAACGCGACTTATGTGCTGGAGCCGGACAAAACGTATGTTGTTCCTGAGAATGTTTACAAGGTTTTATCTGATTCGGGCGCTATCCGATAATGCTATTATTGGTTTATGGCAACTTTTAAACCACCCACAGACGATTTCGTTTATTGGGCTGAAAGCTACGAGACAGGGATTATGTCCTATCTGAAACCTGGTCGTCGTGGTCGTAACGTGTTCAAAATGACTGACGGTTCTTTCACCGAGTCGCAACCTTTTGATGACAGTCTTGTCGCCCATATCTATCATGGTGGGCATGTTCATACTTTGACCGCTACTGAGGAAGCTGATTTGATTGCAGCAGGATATGGGGCTTACATTGAAGCATAGGGAAACACATCCGAACCTGAATGTTGAGGGTTGTTTCGGGTGCAGGGTTGCTGGGGTTCATGTCGGGTCTAACTCGACGACTACCCGTGGGGCTGTTGTTGAGGAAACTAATCAGCGTGAGAAACGTTGGAACAGGGATATGCCTGCGTATAAACGTTTGCGTAAACAGGGTTTGCAGCCACGCGCTATTGAGGGTTCCTCGTTGTTAGAAAAACATGCTACTCATAAATGGCAAATAGAAGGTGTTCCACAATGACTATCGAGTATCGCGGCGAACGGTTTGCTGGTTACAATAAGCCTAAAGCCACCCCTGGGGCAAAGAAGTCTCATGCTGTGCTGGCTAAAGAGGGCAGTACGGTTAAGTTGATTCGGTTCGGTCAGCAGGGTGTGAAGGGTTCCCCTGATGGGTCTGCCCGCAATAAGGCTTTCAAGGCTCGTCACGCTAAGAACATTGCCCGTGGCAAGATGTCTGCTGCCTATTGGGCGGATAGGGTTAAATGGTAGGTGCTATACTGCAAATAGTATGGCAGCCCCAGGAATCCAAAATTTAACTTTTGTTAGAGGTGACACCGAAACGGTTCAGGTCACTATGACTTCTGACGGAGCAGCACCCGTAAACATCACAGGAAGGACCTACGCGTCACAACTACGCACAAGTCCTGACATCTCAGCTATCTCCGCTAGTGCAACTTGTTCTATTACTGACGCTGCCAACGGCGTAATGACCGTCTTGTTTACTGCTACATCTACTGCAACTTTAGACCCTGGTTACTATTATTGGGATTTGCAAGAAACAAATGGCGCAACTGTAACAACAGTTTTGCAGGGGACTGTTAACGTTTTGCCTGACGTAACGAGGGTTTAATGGCTACCGTATCGGTAACGCTTACCCGCGCTTTTGAATCTATTGGTGTTGCTGTCGGTCATGTTGTAACTATTGTTGGCTCTGAAGGTGTAGGTCCTATCGGCCCCCAAGGAAACCAAGGCCCCCAAGGCTCTCAAGGCCCCCAAGGTTTTCAAGGTACTCAAGGACCTCAAGGGACCCAAGGATTCCAAGGGTCCACTGGTTCTCAAGGCGCACAGGGTTCCCAAGGCTCCCAAGGGTTCCAAGGACCACAAGGTGCTGTTGGCAGTCAAGGCCCCACAGGTCCTCAAGGATTCCAAGGGGCTACTGGCGCACAAGGAGCCGTAGGCGCTCAAGGTTCAACCGGAGCAACTGGTGCACAAGGTGTACAAGGAGCAACAGGTTCACAGGGTCCTCAGGGATTCCAAGGGCCACAAGGATTCCAGGGTGACACCGGTGCCCAGGGCAGCCAGGGCGCTACGGGTAGTCAAGGGCCGCAAGGTTTTCAAGGTTCGCAAGGGGCTCAAGGAGTAGTGGGAGCGCAGGGTAGCCAAGGGGCAACAGGAGCCCAAGGTGCTACAGGTTCTCAAGGCCCGCAAGGTTTTCAAGGGTTTCAAGGCGCAACAGGACCGCAAGGATTTCAAGGTGACGTTGGTGCGCAAGGTTCCGTAGGTCCACAAGGTTTTCAGGGTACGCAAGGACCGCAGGGTAGCCAGGGTGATACAGGACCTCAAGGGTTTCAAGGTGTGCAGGGACCGCAAGGTGCTGCGTCGACCGTTCCC